ATACAAATACTTTGATAGTAGATGCATCAATGCTTGGATTTTGTAGTAAAAATCTTTGATCTACGCTACTGTTTACTAGGAATTGTATTTGCAATACTGTTCCTTGAGAAACTTCAATTGGATCAGTAGCACTTCCAAATGATGCAACACCATTTTTAATGGAAGCATGTAAAGGTTGAGATGTTGAGAATCTATATGTAGTATTATTTGCGTTCCCCACGCACACTAAACCTGGTTTTAAGTACAGTAAAGGTTCAGTTGAATCAGTTGGTACATCGAAGTAAATTGATGCCTTTGCAGAGGATTTTGAACGGGGTATATAACCTATATTTCTCGCAAGAGAAACAACATTCTCTCTAATTGTTGCTGAATCTAAAAATGACTCATTAGCAACTAAATTTGCATTAAATGAGTTAATATAAGTATTATATGCTAAAGTATCGATTAAAACCGAAAAATTTGATCCTTCAAAATCAAAATCACTAAAATTACTGTTTGCCCGAAGATAAGACCGTATTTGAGCCTTAATTTCGTCAAAATCTAAACTTGTAAACTGAGTAAAAGGCATATTATTATCTTGTTGGTTCTAGAAGAAAGGAAAATGCTTGTGTAGGAACTGGTAATCCTCTAATATCAAACACTATAGTTACGTTAAAAGCGTTTGAATCCATGTACGGGTCTACTTGTGCTCTTAAATTCTCAACTCTGGGTTCATATACATTAACAGTCTCATTAATTTGATCTTCTATCACCTTAGTTAGGGTTGGATAGAAGTTCTCAAAGAGACTTGCACGTATATCAGTTCCAAGATTGGAATTAAAAAACCTTTCTGTGGGAATAGTTTCTACTAAATTCCTTACAGATCGCACTATTGCACGTTCATTCTTCAAAATTGGAAGATCTTTCGTCACAGGATGTGGTTTGAAAGAAAAACTTATATCTTTGAATGATTGTGATGTGCGTTGGACTGCCATCTAAATGGTGTATTTAGTATTATCTCCCTTTATTTATACCTATTCTTTAGATTTATTTCTTTCTTCGGGTGTTGTCCAAAAATAATCATCACAATCGCCCAATCTACCCCACTCTACACCATTTTCTACTTGATAATAAATGGTTGATACCTTGAAATCGGGTATTTTTGCATCTTGAGGTGTCATTGATATGTCATAAATGCGACAACGGTTATTTGGGTAGAGTGCAAACTGCCCATTTACGAGTTCAATTAGGTTAAATGACTTATGTTCATCAGGCATCTCACTTGTACTTGCATCAATAGTATCAATATCGCCATGATAATTATCTAAAGTGCAAATATATTGCCCCTTAATCGATCCAAAGTGCCTTGTACGACACTCCCACTCCATTGATGCAACAATATTTTTGCAGATTGTTGTTACATTGTAATCCATACAGTTCCAAAACTGTAAATTTGGTAAATCTAAGTCAGGATCTGGTTTTTCGGGTCTTGATAAAAAGGCAGAAATCGGTAATTTATCATACATTGCTCCATATTCGGGTAAATAAGTTTCAAAATAAAAAGCACGACCAGGTATACTTTTTGCAGCAACCCATAAACCTTCAACGAACTCGCCGTGACCACTATTATGGTCTGTAAGGTATTCTTTTCTTACATATACCTTAGTCGAAGGAAGGTTTGCTAATAATGTGCTCATTTTTTTATGCTGTTGTATTTGTAGAGGGAAATGTATCTGCCCAAGAAGTAATTATATACTTTGAACCACCAATTGGAGGGTTTCCTCGATGGGTATGACTCCAAAATGGAGGAAAAATCACAAATTTACCTGTTTGAGGTCTGACTCTTACATTTTGATATAAAAATTCTGTTTCTCCACCTTCAAAATCATCGTTTAGGTATAATAATGTAACTAATTGTCGATAAGGGGTTGCAAAAGTGTTATCAGAATGCCATGCATGGAACCCTTCACAAGGTTTAGTTCGTTGTATTTTACCAAATTTATGTTCAAAATTTCTAGTTTTTAATATTTCATATTTTTCCATATAATTTCTCATAGCAATACCCGAAAGTTCATGCCATTTATAGTATATTGACTGCGTTATCGTCATTGTCGCTTCATTTACACCCAATTCCGAACCCATAGAAAGAGTTTCATTCAAAAACATTTGAGTGTCTTTAGTGTTTATTGCATCTCTTGGAAATGCAAAACCCTCTGATTTAACTAATACTTCAAAATAGTTAATTATTTCATCTGCATTGATATCGTTTGGATCAAATAAAAACTCAGAGATCATATTATCATGATGAATATGATCTATTAGACGAGGAGAGGGCATTACTTACCTTGCCCTCGACTTCTTTTTCTTGCACCGTTACGGGATGTAGAAGAAAATTTTGTATGTTTACCTTGTCCTTGACGAGATTTTTTTGGTCTTGCTTCTACAAATACGTTTCCGTTTAATCCTTTTTTGATTGCCATAATTAAATTTGCTTAATTTCAGTTCTTAGGTGTTGTGGGTCATGAGAACCATTGTCATAAAATTCATATGCAAGATCCTCCATAGCATTAAAGTATTCATCTTGGGTGAGATCTTCAAAAAGAAGTTTATCACCCTCAAAAATACTATATAACTCTTTGCTTTTCATGTCCTACACGAATACGAGGATCGCACCATATTTCAAATCCTGCTTCTTTTGCATCTAAACAGAACGAAACGTCTTCACCACACATATCCTGTACTTCTCCAGACTCAAAAACTTGCATTTTTGGAGCAAACCAAGGATACTTCATTTCATTGTGTTCAAATACACCATGCTTGATAAGTGTCCATCCAAAACCAGTATAATCAACTGTAAATGGTTTCTTTCTTTTTGAGATACTTTCGATGGTTTCGTGATTCATTACGCCACCATTCGAGCGAAAATCGTCTTCTTCCATCCAATGTGCAACCGAGGTGGTTTTGCCATCTTCTGTACAATACCAACCAGCAGCGATGTCTTGATCCATAAGAACCAATTGCCAGAACTTCTCTGTGTTGAATACAATATCACTATCAATCCAAAGTTGATAATCATACTTTAACTGACCATCCCAAGGTAACTGATCTGGTCCACGCAAGACATTTGCACCTAAGCACTTACAACGTGCGAAGTTAACCATTGATGAGTAATCCTGTGAGATTTGGATACTTGCTCCATTCTGTACCAGATCAAAGCATAGTTGTACAAAACTCTTTAAAAATGCATATGATACTCCACGACCAGGCAAACAAAATACAACTGTTTTACCTTTAACTAACTCCTTTGCCTTATCAAAATCCCACTCTGGTTCTTTTTTGACAACGGGTGATTTCGCTTTAACTGTAAATCCTTTTCCCATAATATTATGTAATTACGTACTAATTATATCGGATTAAATGCTGAAAGTCAAGTAATCATGTTTAATCTTTCTTCATCGCCAAGAGGTAATTCTGGGAAGGTATTGAAAGATAAACTCACTCTATTTTTATCTGTCACATTCACTGGAACACTATGAGGCATCATTGAAGAGAAGACTAATAATGTGCCAGGTATTGATGCGAGTTGACAACTACTACATGTATATGGATTGTATTGTACTTTATCTCTTTCTTCATCAGTCTCATATTCTCTTACAGATGGATTAAAAGCAAAGTTCTTCATATAGGAATGTATTTCTAGGGGTGAACCAGATCCTTGTTCTGAAGCAAGATAGAATACTCCACTTAAGTAACTATTACTATGCCAATGTGATGGATGGTCTTGACCAGGTACAGTTAAATTCACCCATGATTGTTGTATTCCAATCTTAGCATCAGTATCACATATATTTGTGGCATAGTTATGAATTGAATCTAAACAGAATTGTCTTAAGTCTTTAAGTGCTTCATGTTTTAATACCCACTTATCAGTTGACTTATAGTTAGAATCACCTTGAGGTGGTTTTCTATACTCTAACGTATTACAATGTTCTATAATTGGTTCTAAAGATTTATCATAGGTATAAGCAACAACTGGTGCTACCATAAAACTTTGAATTAAATTTCCCTTTAACTCCATATTAAGTATAATTTAAAGACAATAGTACACGATAAGTTTGATCAGTACATGTTGAACTTGAATGTGGTCTAGATCCGTCATGTACGACTAATCGATTTTCAATACTCATGACTCTATCTTGGGTTTTAAATGGTTCCATTGAGTTTTCCCAAAATGGATTATAATTATATAATCTCATCTCACCATTTGGATCTTTATCTAATTGAGGTTCGGGCATCCAATCAGCATCAGCAAACTGAGTGAATCCATTATTCGTATTCAAGTAAATCAAAGCTGCCTTATGAGAATACATGAAATCAGTATGTGGTTGATGTATAATCTGTTTACCATGATTTAGATACATTAATACTCTTACACGTATTAAAGATCTGACATCTAATTCCTTGTAAAT